GGGGAATAATTGCCGTTATTATCAATCCTATCTATCGTCAGCGATTTATCATAACCGCTTTCAGTCGCCCATCTGCTAAACTCGCAGAAGTCTTCCCGCCATTCATCGCATACGGTAATTCCTCGACCGCCATAATCAAAATACCTTGAATTATTCGGATTATAGCATCTTGCTTTCATACCTTGCCATATTTCATATAATCTCGTATGGCTCATTTTATGCTTATGATTGGCTGTAAGATTAACTTTATCCTGCTCCTGTTTCATACACCCGCAAGAACGGATCGCCCCACAAAGCAAGCTGTCAGACCGAATTGATTTTATATTCCCGCAATCGCACTTGCAATAAAAATACGTTTTTCTTGTATCCCTATCATCAAGCCCAATTACAAGCAATCTTCCGAATCTTTGTCCTGTTAAATCGTGTTTGACTCTTTTCATTGTTCCTATCTCCTTTTATGTATTGTACCATATTCGGCGATAATTAACAATATTAAGAGTTTTAGCTTTTTCCGATTTTGCCCGATTTTTCAATACGCATTACTGCGTAAAGCCGCATATTTGTCTACGGTGCATATGTCATATTTGAACCAACTTGCACCGTTCCACCATCCGCTTCTACTTGATGCGTGATGCTGTTCCTCAAAGCCCCGGTATCGACCGGGCAAAGAGCTTTGGCATACTTCTCTATCTTTCCGCCGATAATCTCCAAAGCCCTTTGCTTTGCCTGCTCTACTGCGCTGAGGATTTCGCCTGTATTGTCTTTGTCAATCTTGAATTCCATCAGTAGTCCACGCCCTCATCAGCCTTTACATATCCAAGCTCATAAACGTCCTTGCCCTGCTTTATGCAGTCGTTTATGATTTTCTCAATTTCAGCCCTCGACCGTCCCCACGCAAGCGGTATAGTCGGGAAGCCGTCCTCAAATATTTCCTCATACTTCTCAATTAAGTCATTCGGTAGTTCAGCCACGTCCGTTCACCTTCCTTATCATCTCTTTAAATGTTGCCATCGTGTTCGGCATATACTTGTCAAAGTACTCCTTTTCCGTACCGCCGCACATCGTTGCGCTTGATACGTTCGCCCACAGCTCTGAAGCCGTGTCATAGTCCCTTGAGATACGCTTTACCTTATCCTGATTGCTTGCATCAAATCCAAGTTCCTTGTATACGCTCTTCAGCTCCTTTTCCTTCCCGAAGCCTTTTATCTTGTCGTTATAGAACCTATGGTAATACGCATCGCCGTGTCCCCAGTTCAGACCCCTTATGTGGTTCTTCCCTCTTGTGCCAAAAAGACCATCAAGTGCATCTTGAAGCCCGGCAGAGCCGTTTGACCGCCTTACATCATTAAGGAACGTTTCATCATTCAGCATGTCTCTCAGGTTGTCCCTATCTGCACGCATCGCCGCCAAGAACTGGTCGCTTGATGATGTCCTTTCCCTCATGACCTTGTACATACCGCTTCCGAACATACACCTTTCGTTTATCAAGTCCATTTCCTTGAAAGTAAAAGCATCGTTCTTCTTAATGTGGTTATCAAACATATGTCCCATCTCATGTGCCATCGTTGAATACTTGCTCTGCCCATCATAGTTTGAAAAGCTGTACTCAACGGAATCAAAGCCGGGATTATATGCTCCGCCGTCTGCCGAGCGGAAAATCTTTCTGCACTCCGGGGTATACCTTGAATATAATTCTCTCATATCCTCGTCCCCTTCATCAAGCATTTTCTCAAACTCAGCCGCTTCAGCTGTCGGGAGCGTTGAAAGCAAAGCCGCCGCATACACCTTTGCCCTGCCGATTAAAGCATCCGTTGCTGATACCTGCTCTTTCTGCTTCTTCGGCATGACAGGCTTCATTCCATTCGGGCGTGGATTGGATATACCGTTCATCTCAGCCCACTCGTTATAGGTCATGTTCTGTATGACTTCCTTCGTGATATTATCCCGGCGTTCATACTTGTCTGGGTATTTATCCACGACCTCTACCATAGAACATCGACAATTATAAGTCATAGACGGATGCGCAAACGGGTCGCCGGGGTACATGATTGAATACTGACCTATCTCAAAAGGTTCTTCAAGGTCTCGCACCTGACCGTCCAAGTCTCTGTGCATCCACCGGGTTCTTTCATCAAGGGTAGCCATCCATTGCTTTTTGTTCTTGATGCCCATCTGCTGATGCATCTTCATGGACTCCATCCGCCCGGCATTCTGTGCCGAGGTATACATTGTCCTTGCGTGTACCCGGCACATCTTATAGCTACGGTTCGGCATCTCCTTCTGAAGCCGTGCCGCAATCTCGTTCACGCTTTCGCCTTGAATAATCCCCTGCGTTACCTCGCCCTTGATGTTCTTGAAGTTCCACCGTATATCTTTTTCCTTGTTCAGCTTCTTGAACGGCAGTATCTTCGGATTATTCTTGATAAGGTTGGCAACGGTTGCGCTGTCGTACATCGTAAAGCCTATGCGATAGCCTGCCGCTTTTTCTGCCGTATAGGACATATAATTGGCGTTCATGGCAAAGACCTTCGGGAGATTGCCGTTTGCCATCCGCTGTGCGATAGTATTGGCATTATAAAGCGTTTCAGCCATCTGCTGTTGCTTCGCTCTCCATTGCTTTCCTTGAAAGACCTGCCCCTGCATCCACGACTTATAATCCGCTTCGGTCATCTTCCCGGCTTCCACAAGCTCACGCATCTTAATATCCCGGGCTTTGTGCCTTTCGGTGAAGTCAGCAAGCTTTTCGCCTATTTCTTTCTCAGCCTGCTCATAGACCTTCCTTATGCGCTTCTCGTACTCCGCAAAGTCTTTATCTGTATATTTTTCCGCAAAGTCGGGTTTCCTCATCTCTTACGCTTTTTGTCCTTCTTCTGCTTCTGCATTGATGCATCCGCTTTAATCTTATCAAGCTCCTGCAGATACTTCTCGTCATACTCGGATTTGACTTGAGCTTTTTTATCCTTTGCCTCTTGCCGCAGGTCTGCGATTGCCTGCTTAAACTCCTCTCTGCGGCGTTTACGGGCTTCTTTCGACAGCCCTTTAAGCTGTTGCCGCAGGAAGCGTATCTTTATCTGCATATCATCCCGGATTGAGTTCAAGATAGCTTTCTTTTCCGCAAGCAACGCCTCTTTTACTTCCTTTGCCGCTATCTTCCCGGCTTCGTTCAGCTGTGAGGTTGACTTGCGCTCCCTTTTGCCCTTTAACTGTCTGTGCTTGATGTAATACTCGTGTGCTTTTACCGGGTCGTAATACTTACTTGCGTATGCCATTATTCAGCCTCCAGTTCCGCCTCAAGAGAATCAAACTCAGCATCAAGACCATCGTCCTCATCACCGCCGAGACCTTCTTCATCTTCCTCGTAGCGGTCGTCAGTTTCCTCGTCCTTTGCCGCAAGTATCTTTGCTACCTCGTCAACCGTAATAAACGGAAGCTTGCTAAGGATAGTCTCATCATCAAGGTACTCTGCCGCCGAAAGAATCATCTGTGTCTGCTCCGCCTGATTGCTGATACGGTTGCGCTTGAATATCGGCGTATCCACGATGCCCATAAGGGAAAGAACCTGCTGAATGAACTCAAGGATTTGATACTCAAAATCATCTGCGTTCTCGTCCATAGGCTGATAAGCCGCATCAATATGGTCATTCGTAGCGCCTGCCGCAATCGTATGTACATCGAGACCGCCGAAGTCCTCATAAATGCCTGCCCGGATAGAATCGAGATATGCCTGCCGTGCTTGGAACGGGATATCCTGCGTGTACGGCGTTGCCTTGCTGTTGATAGTATCCGCCACAGCGATATGGTTAATCTTCAGCCTATCACGGAACTTCGCAAGCTCTGCATCACTCATGCCGGAGCAGTTTTCAAGAATCCAGTAAATCTGTGCGCAGTCTGTAAGGTCATTTGCAAAACCGCTTCGGATGAGGTCGAAAGAGTCAATCTTTTCCCTCATGCCGATTAATGTTGACTGCTTCAGCCTTGAACCGTAGAACGGCACGACCGGGAGCGCAGAGTAGTTTTTCTCGCCGATGACCGCATCTCCCCAGGCTTCGGTATGCGCCACAATCTTCTTGTAGGCTCTCTTTGTCTGAATCTCTTCAAAGTTGTAGCTGTTTGCAGGCGCACGATACTTCGTATATCCGTCTTCTTCATAAAGGACAGCGAAAAGCGGCTTATCCTTCGTTAACTGCCAGAACCTTATTCCGGCTCTTAAAGCCCCGGTTTCTTCATCGTACAGCGGGGCAAACTCTGTCACCTTAAAGCAATGCAGGCGGCCAACGTTCCAGAAGCCGAAGGATACGCCGTGTATCAAGCCATAGTAAGCAATATCCGCCATATCCTTATCGAACCACTCACCGAGCTTTTCCTTTGTAGTGTCCACGACTTCCTCAACGCCGTCCTCGTTGATGACATACTCTTTGCTCGTGAAGGAAATACCGTTGCCGAGCGAATACGTCATTCTCTGCGTATTAAGCCGGGAAAAGAAGTTTGACGGTATTTTATTGTTGCTTGCCGTGAAGTCCTCAACCGGGCTTCCGCTCAGAGTCCATATTAAGTGTACATACTCGTTGATGGTTTTGTTCCTTTGGGCATCATATAAATCAGCAACGACAGCGGTCTTATAAGTCTCGCTGTCTTTGTGGTCTATGATTGCCTTCCGTATTCCTGTTATTACATCTTTTTCGTCTGTGAAGTCCTGATAGGTGTACATAATTTATCTCCCGAATACTGATTGATAAGAGTTATCAACATACATGATTCTCATTGTCTTAACGAAATACCTTGCGGCATCGCAGTTATGCGTGATAATACCGTTTGCGACATAATTATGGTTATCATCAACGGTCATATTGTATACGTCCTCTCGGGTATCCTCGCTCACGTTTACAACTTTCACAGTATTTAGTTTTTTGGTATTTGTTGGCATAGAATTCTTTACCGCATCCTTCGCATATTTTAATTACATTATCCGAGCCGGACTTTCTTCTGAAAGCTGATTTGCATTTATTTGAGCAGAACTTATTCGTACCCGCCTTATACGCTTTTTTCGTTTCAAATGTATTGCCGCAGTAGTCGCATATGTACTTTTTCGGCTCTGCCTTTTCGCTTTGTTCCTTTGCGTGCTTGCTATGCCACGCCCTGCCTTCATCGGATTTATGCCATTCTCCCGCAAGCGGTCTCGCCTTAATATTTAATATTCTTCGAAGCTCTTTTTTTCTTTCTTCGCTCATCGTCCGCCCATGCAGTAACATGTGTTCCTTTTTTTCAAGCAATCGCAGGTTGTCGATATTGTTATTATCCTTGTCCTTGTCAATATGGTGTACCTGATACCCTTTTGGAATAGTACCGTTATACTTTTCCCAAATATAAACGTGCAGTCGTTTCCGGCTTTTGCCTATTTTGTTTGATGATAAATAATATCCAGTTTTCAAATCACGCTTGAACTTGTACCCGTCAACAAATGCGTATCCGTCAATATACTCAATCATGGAAATCCTCCGTTTTTGTTTATATTGTATCGCATTGTATCAGTAAATACAAACTATTTCATCGTCCACGCATAGCTTATCCGCACGCTTATACCCTTCCGTTGTAAGTATCGGATGATCGCCAGTACATCTTATCGCTTTTCCGTCCTCAAGCTGTATCTTATAAACCTTTGCATTGCTTTTTGTTTTGGTAACATCGTGATACGCCTTAAGCTCCATTTCCCCGGTCTCGGTGTTATAGCTCCATGCTTTTCCCGTTGTCCCAACCATATCCGCAATCCGTACTTTTCCATGCTCGGTATCAATTAACGTGTCTCCCGTTACACACGCATGGTCGTTTATCTTTACCGGGGCATCATCAACCTCGCTGTCGCTCCATACATAGCCCTCAAGCTCATCTATGGTATTCTTGCACGTTTTGAATATCTTTATATATCCTCGCCGCATTGCTGAGGCTGTTTCCTTTATCCCTTCCCGGACATCGTTATCTGCCGGGGTCACAAGATACTTGCCGTCTCGCTTCCGCAGGAGCGTTATGAAAGAAGCCGCTGACGGGTCTATGATAGTCTTGAGCTGTGTCTTATCGCCCACAAAGGAATCAAGCTCCTGCGCATACTCTTCATCCGTCTTTTGTATGCCCGTGTTCCTTCCGCTGTGGTAATACTCGTCTATACAGTACCAAATTCCGCCGCTTAAGCCCCATAGAAGTGCCGCAAAGGCGTTCATAGTGCCGTAGTCTATAGAAAGTACATACCGCTCGAACTGAAGCGGTATTGGCTCAATAAGAGCGTCCTTATACATCGGATATATTAATCCCTCAGCCAACGCCCACTCGCCCTCTATATACCGCTTGTAGTAAACCGTCCCGGCATACTCAGTACAGAGGTTCTCGACAAAGTCCCTTGAAAGGAAAGGATTGTCAAAGATTTTGTACTTTTGCAGATAGATATCTATATCATCCCTGTCAAGGAATTTCTTCAGCCAATGTCCCGGATACTCCGGGTTGCAAGCTCCATCAAACTTTGAGTACGGCTTATCAAGACGGGACTTCAGCATTTCAAATACTTCTGGACTCCACTTTGCAATCTCGTCACCGTAGCAGTATTTGATACTTGAACCCTGCACCTTCGATACCTGAGATATCTTTTCCGCACCGAGGCAGTAAACAGGCTCGCCGCAGACCGTTGCGATGTTCCTACTATTGATTGTTCCGACAAGCCTTGACGTATATATCTCCCTCATCGGCTGTAGTACGTTTCGCTCTATGGTTTCTTTTGATACGCCAAGGATTACATTCAGCCCGGACTTTCCGTGAAGCTCCCTTATGCGCATCGGGATTACGGTATCAATATCCACAAAGGTTTTCCCGCTTCGCACAGCCCCGATTTTCAGGTTCCATCGGCAGTTTGCTTTTCGGATATATTCATTCTGCTTCGGGCTTAAAGGCATTTTTCCTTCTCTCCGCTAATATTGCATCAAGCCGTGTCAATGCTTCTGTATCTGTCTGCTCCGTATTCTC